GTTTGGGCAAATGCGCCTAAGAGATTTGACCCACCCCCCCGTCATTCATTGCGCAGCAGCAGGATGTCCATCTGCACCATTACCGCGCCTGTGCTTTCGCTTACCTTGCCAAGCATCCCAATGTCAGTGAGTGCGGGGAACTGCAAAGGCATGGTGAACGCGTCGTTGTATGTGCTATTGATGCCGATCCATTCCTGCACGCGCTTGATGGGCTGATATGGGGCTTCGGTATCAAGTGCGCCGCCACGAGAGAGCATTAGAACGTCAGCACTCTTAGCGCCCTCAACGGCGATGCTAATACCTTCAATAAAACCCGTGTATCCACGCGGGATCGTATAGCTGACATTGCTAGTGCTTGCAGTCGGGAACCCGTTGACTGGTATCTTCGCCCAGTCTGTTCCGCCTGCCGCGTTCTCAATCACGATGTCGCCCGCGTGTGAGCCAGCGGCTTGCGTGCCGTAAGTCCCACTATCCACTACCTCTGCATCGAATAAGCGTATGAATTGTGCCTCCGTTGCGGCGGATGCGGACGCGCCTGCGGTTTCGATTATTTCGGTTACGATGTCGCCTGACGCATCAAGCCCAGTGAGCCGCACAGAACGCGCACCAGTGCCGTCTGCGGTGTCGTTGGCATTGCCACCCGCTTTGATCCGCAGCGCCGTTGCTCCGGCCACCTGTGGCGTCCTGTAGGCTAATACGTCAGAGATAGGAACGAGACTGGTGGCGACCGCCACCATGCCGAAGCGATGCGTGACCTCTGCGTTAAGGACATTCCCGCGTGATACCTGCACGCCCCAATCAAGTTTATTCTTGTATAGCTGATCCATTATTTCGCTCCGGGGTGGTTGCTATCAACAGGCCATCCGTCCTCGCCTATCTCTGTGCTGTAGCCTCTGGCTTCTTCCGATTGCAGTGCGCCGTCGTGGCAGCGTTTGCATACGCTGGATAGGTTATCCAAGTCCATGAACAAATCAAGATCGCCTTTGTGGGCCTTGATGTGGTGAACCACTGCGGATCGTGGGTCAGATCGCCCGCGCTTTAGATTGCATCCGCATCTCTGGCATCGGAACATATCACGCAGCAATGCTTGTTCTCTTAGCAGCCGCCATTCCTTGCGCTGGTATAGCTTGCGGTATTCAGCAGCTTCAGGTGTGCGCCACTTGTTCATCGCACCTACTGCATCTCCGCTCTATCAATGACTTCCGCTTCCATCACCGCCGACACGCAGCACAGCATTGCGGCGATCAGATCGTTCATGTCGTATCCCTCATCAACCATAGCTTCAAGGAAATCCATCACGATGTCCGTGCTTTCGGCTTGCAGATTGTCATCAATGTGGATCACGACTGTCATGCGTCTAAGATAGGACGAAACGCCAATCGGCGCAATCACCCACCGCCAGCGCCGTGATGCTCTTGGCACATAATCTCAATCATGGCGATGGTAAAGTCGTCCATCAATTCGCGCTCGTGGCCGATCTCAACGATCCATTCGTTGCTCAGATCATATGCCTCGCGCTCCGACATGCCGGGGCAGTCGGCCAGCGTGCCATTGATGTCTTGCAGGTAGTGGACCAGTTCGTGCAGCAGGGTTGGCGAGTACCATTCGCTGTACGGGTCGAACTCGTCTGGCACGAGGATGGTGTCGCGGTCGTGGTCATAGACGCCCATGACCTTGGGAAACGAGACGTTCTTTTGCGCTTCCATTTCGTCTACGGTGTCTTGGCCATACATCCAGACGTGCAAGTAGTAGGCTGGGATGGTTTTAACCTGGGGCAGCGGCTCGCCGTTGTATTCGAGATTATCGGACCGCTCAGTGATCCAATCAATGTGCTTCATCAGCCTTTCATCGGCTGAAGCTGGGAGGGCGAGGCAGGTCGCCAAGGCTGCAAGCATGGCACGCATGTCTGGCAGTGTAGCACAAAAAAAGCCCGGCGCGAAGCCGGGCTAGTTAGAGGCAAGTTAGCCAAGGGAGGGGAGGCTAACCCGTCGAGCAATGGTGAGATGTTAGCAGTCTGCCAACTCCGCCGCAATAGCCAAATATCCGCATCCATCAACAGAACTGTCCTCGTGTGGCCCATGACGCATCCGGCATACCTTGAGCAACGCCATCATGTTGGCCACATCGCGGGCTTCAACCTGCACGCTGAGATAGGCCGACCACATCTGCGCAATCGCCCCGAAGTTTTCGTGCGCATCGCCGTATGCGTCGGCCCGGTCGCCGTGGATGAGTTGGTTGGCGGTTTCCAAGACTTCGCTACGGTTCATGTCATCACCATCGGCACGTCGGCCCCTAGTTCAATCAGCTTGGCCATGCCCTTGCTGGTCAGTTGAATGTCTTTCACTTCTGCTGTGCCTTTCATAGTTAGCGTAACGAACCCGGCGTTTTCCAGCATTCTGGCCACGTCTTGCACACGCTTATCCGACATCTTGGCCTTGCGCATGACACGGACTGGCGTCGGCGGGATGTGCATTTTGCGGAACTTCAAGACGGCGAGCAGGAACTGGCGACCGTCTTCATCAAGTGCGCGGTCTTCGAGGGCTGGGACTTGCACAAACATCAGATCGTGTCCCAGTCAGGCGCAAACAGCACGCGCGGCTCTTCATCTGGGCTGTGGCGGGCTTCGACCTTGATGATCTTTCCTTTGCGCCAGGCACGCTCCAGCCGGTGCCGCAGAACGCCGATCTCTTCGGGTGTAACCGGGAACTCAACGCCCTTCAGAGCCTCAAATACGTCTGAAAATTCGTCAGCGCCGCGCTGAGTGGGGTCTGAGCCTTCTTGGCTACCCTCTATGCGGACAGCCAGCCAAGGCGTCCTGTCGGCGCTCTCATGCGTGTTGGGAACGATCACGCCGTGATACGTCCCGCCGACCTGCATTTCGACGGCGTGTGCAATGGACGCCGGGATGTAGCACTGTTCTCGCTTGTCGCTGACGATGCCGAAGGTGGCTTTGGTCGGCAGTTGATTAGTGATGACGATTTCGTGGGTTTGCACGTCTGTCATTTGGTTCTCCTCTTTGAGTGATTTTATGACTGAGTAAATTGGGACATAAACTCAGACGCTTCCGACATAGCTTTTGCCCTTTCTGGTATTGTCTCATACAATTCTTGGCTTGCGCTCATCATTGTTTTTGCAACATCTTCGCGGACCTCTTGTCGGGTATCGTAAAAAGCCAAAATGCTGAGAAAAAAGTATGCGATTTCTGTTGATGTCATTTCTTGCGGCAAAATCTCAAGAACTTGACCAGTTTTGTTCATTTCAACCATTTGGTTCTCCTGTTTGACAATGCGTGAAAGTTAATCTTGCGGCGGCGAGGCGTCAAGGTTCACCACGGGATCGAGTCGTCTAGGTCTTGTTCGCCGGGCTTGAATCCGATCACCTCTGCCTCGTCGCCAAAGCTGTCCTTGATTGCGCGCTCGTATTCGGCTGGAACTGTTTGCTGCCACGCGGCCAGAGCGACTGCGACTTCGCGCAGGGTGACCAGTTCAAGGTCTGGGCGCTCGGCTTTAATAGCTTTCCAGTTCCTGGCGTCTCGCATGATGCCGATGACCTTGCCGTTGAGTTCAACTTCCCACACGTCGGTTGAGGCGGGCTGTGCGCCCAGGCGCTTGGCTTCTGCGTCCATCGCGTGCAGCCCGCGCATGACCACCTCGGTGCGTAGCTGCACTTCGGCTGGATCGTTGACCTCAAGCGCGGCGTTTAGCTTGGCCATTGCCGATCCGTATTTCGCGGCGGTCTCGGGGCTGACCAGTTCGGGTAGGCGGTCGATCCCCCAGACTTGATCGTAGTGTTCGGCGAGGCGGTCCATAGGTGCTACAGCCATGTCGCACATCATCTCCTCTTTGCTGATGCCTGAGTACATCAGGCGGTCTGACTTTTTCTGACGTTTGGGTTTGGTTGGGCGTTTAGTCATTTTAGGGTCTCCATCTCGCTGCACTGCAGCATTGCGCCATTTGACCTGATTGCCCGTTGGGGAAAACCTAGCTTGCTGCGCTCGTGCGCCACAGCAAAGAGCGCAGTGGCGCAGCTTTGCGCCGCTAGGTTTACCCTTAGGGCAAATCCAGCAGTGGCGCACTTCTTTTGCGCCACTGGTGCGCCACTGAAAAAACCCAGTGGCGCAGTCATTTTTGCTCACCTACTCGCCCTGTTGATCGGACGCCTTTTCGGTCTTTTCGCTGCGCTGCAGAATAATACTCAATCTCTTCAAGCAGCCCTGTTTTAAGCCACTGCTTGATGATGAGTTTGGCTTGTGCTTCCGATTTTCCGTCCTCTGCTTTCAAGAATGGATAATCTGTGATGACCTGCCCGACCCATCTGTTTTTGTCCTGCGGCCTGATCGAATAATATTCCTCGTTTCCGTCATCTGGGTTCGGTCCAGCGTCAATCATTCTCAGCATTTCGTTGATGACCTTTTCCGTCATTCCTTCCCATTCGTCTGGCAATTCAAAATCTGTTGCTACGCCAATCCATTCATCATTTGGAAGCTGCACGCCGATCATGCGGCGATACACGGCTTTCTCTGCTGGCGGCGCGAGGTTTGCCTTGCCGTCATCCACCCGCATAATGCCAAGCGCTTCGCTCTGCGGCACGCCAAGTCTGACAGCCTCATCCTCGCTGACTTTATTGATGACCCGCGCCGCGCGTGCTGCGCCGATCAGGGAGCCTGCGCCACGCACGCTGTCAATCGTGGCGTCCTCGCCGTTGCCCTTGCGAACGTGGTGGATGATGTGGACCGCTGCGCCGGTCAAGCGCGCCAACTTGCGGAACATAGCGACGACAGCCTGAATGGATGCGTTGCTGTTTTCGTTGACTAGGTGCGTGCTGACAAACGGGTCAATGATTAGAACGCCGATGTTGAGTTCGTTGATGCGCTTGACCATGTATTCCAGAAGTGCGTCGTTCTGGATCAGCCCGTCACGCCCCTCTGCGGCCAGTACCATCTGCATGGTGTCTTCCGCGTCCATGAACAGCTTGCCTGCGATCTGCGCGTGTGTGATGCCGTAGTGCTGCATAGCGGCTGCAAGGCGAAGCTGCATTTCTTCAAGCGGGTCTTCAAGGTTGACGATCCAGACGTTGGCCTGCTCCTTCACCACCTCGCCCAGCAATGACTTGCCAGTCACGATTGCCAAGCCCTCCACGGTGGCAAGACTGGTTTTGCCGATCCCTCCTGCCGATGCTGTGACGCTGACATACTTGCGGATGTAGGTGGTGCCGTAGACCCACTGGCGGCGTGGCAGGGCCAGCGCATTGATCTCCTGCACCTCAGTCGGCCATTCGGATTGCGACTCATCGGCCTCGCCGACCGGCTGTGCTGGCGTCTCATGCGCTTTAGCTGCTTCTGGCAGGGCAGACTGCATCATTTGCTCTACCGGCTCTGTGCGGTGCTTTCTGCCGATCTCTGACAGGTCCGCGCCGTATTGTTTCGCAAAGTGAAACAGTGTTGAATAGCTAACGCCGGTGCCTTTGAAGCTGCGCCACTTGGCGTCAACTTCTTTGGGCTTGTAGTCAGCATATGCGCTGGACCAGTTCTTGGCGACTTCTAAGCCGACTGCCGATCCGTTGTAATAGTCGTGCAGCGCCATCAGCACCTGCACCCAATCGTCGTGCGGCAGATCGGCTGGGATGTAGCTTAGGGCTTCCTTGACGGCTTCTTCTTTGGGTGGCTCGTCGTTGCTGAAGCCAGCATATGATCCGAGGTCGATTGTGAAACTGGGCTTTAGTTTAGGCTCGTCGTCAATGCCTGCCCATTCCTTGATGCGCTGATCGGCCCAGTCGCGGAACTCTTGGATTTCCCAATCGCCAGGCATGGGCAGCTTTTCAATCGGCGTTTCCCATAGTTCGCCGCGCGGCCAAGTGTACGGTTTTCCGGTGTCTGGGTGCTTGCCATAGACCACCATCTGGCCTGTCTTGGTGCGCACTTCGACCTGCGCCTCAACGCCGTTCTTTTTACCTTTGATGGTGTTTGTGATGGTATAGGGCGTTTCTGGCAGGCGAAACACAAGTGCGGTTTTAGGTGCCTGGCCGATCCGCTCCAACGCCTTGGGAAAGCGGCGAAGAAACTCGTCGCGGATTTCGGCGGCTAGGTCAGCATCGTAGACATCAATGTCAATGCAGCCGAGGTTGTCGTGCTTGCAGCCGATCACAATGCCATGCGGCGGGAAATCCCTGTTAATGTTGTCGGGTGTCGCCTCGTAATTTTGCCAGTTTGCGAATGTTGGTCCTTTGCTGCCGGGCTGTATGGGTAGTGGGTGATAACCAATGTCGGCAACGCGATGCGCCAACTTGTTCATGTTTTCTGGTTTTGTGTATTTTTCAGCCATCATTGAGCAACTCCTGCTTGGGCAGGCCGTTAAGCATCCATAAAAGCACTTGGCAGGCAATAGGGTTTGGCGGTCGTGTGCCGTCGTCCTGCTCCCACTTTCTGATTGTGCGTGGGTTGACGTTTAGGATTTTGCCTAGTTCAGTTTGAGATAAGCCGAGTTGGCGGCGGGCTGCTTTAAACTCTTGGGGGGTCATTACAGCCCCAACCCATAGCCAATAACGAGCAGGGCATAGCCGCCGCCGAAGATGCAAAGAATGCCGATCAGGTCTGTGATGATGTCGCGGATGCGCATGGTGTTTCTCCTGTTGGAAGTGGTGGGGGCCGAAGCCCCCTGTTGATTAGCGATTGTTTGCTGCGTCATGCGCGTGAATATAAAGCGCATTGGCCTTGCGGCTTGGGTCGCGCCGATTGGCGGAAAAGCACTTTTTGCAAAACATGTCTTCCGGCGCGCGCTCCACCATTTCTGCGCCAACCTTGTACCCGCGAAAACTGCGACCATTGCAGGCTGAGGCTGCGCCAACAACGTGGTGATACATGCCTGTGCTTGAGCGTCCGATTGCCATTTGCTGATCTCCTATCTGGCGGGCTTCATTGCCCTTGCCCGACAATACATAAGGCCCATTGGGCCGCATGTCAACACCCGTCTAACAACGGTCTAACAAAAAAGGGCGACGCCGAAGCGCCGCCCAGAATAGGATGCCGATTTGACCCGGTTAAGATCGGCAGAGCCTAGACCTCAAAACTCAACGTCGCCAGCCGGTGCCGCCGCAGCGGGCGCAGGAGCGGGCGCAGGAGCGGGCGCAGGAGCGGGCTGTGGAGCCGGTTGCGGTGCTGGCGCGGGTTCGGTTGCGATGCCAGCCGCGGCGCCTTCCTTGAGGCAGTCAGGGCGGTCAACCCATTTAACCAATTCAAACACTGGAACGACAGTGCTGCCTTTATTGAACTGCACAAATTTTGAGTCACTGTGACGAAGCATCGGCAGGCTTGCGGCGTCTGGGCGTTGCATCAGGATTGGTGCAATCTGCTCAAGCGCCTGCCACACTGACGCGCCTGCCTGCTCAAATACAGCAGTTTCACCGCCACCAATAGCGACTGGAACACTAAACCCTTTTTTGAAGTCATCACTGGGTTTCGCCATCATTTGTGAAACGCTTGGGTTCCATTTCCATGTCGGCGCAACGCCTACTGCACCTTCGCTGTGTTGCCATCCTGTTTTCAAAGCATCCATGTCAAAGACAATGCCTTTGCTGGCATCAAACGGTTTCTTACCATCTGCGCTTCTGATGTAAAAACTCCGCGCTGGGACTGTTCCATCACGGGTGCCAAGGGCGCTCCACGCTAAGAATGGGCCTGTTGCACTATCATTTCCGAGATCGAGGTTGAACATTGTTGTCGCCTTTCTTTGTTGACGTTGTTGGCCGCTGTAGCCCAGCGGTCAGGCACTTGCACATTTGTGCAAATTCTTCGTAATGTGTGACCAGTTTGTTCCGTTTTTTATACGACCGACAGAAGACGCGTCAATGCCATATGGCGCTGCTATTTCTTTATGTGTGCCGGAGGCAAAGAAAATAGCGACGACCTCATCGTCTGTTAGTTTTGCGCTGTGGTTCTGCGCCCCTGCCTTTGCGGGTGAGTGCCTATTCTTAGCGGCCATATCCGCCATATTGTCTTGGTGCGTACCAAGCCACAAATGGTCAGGGTTTACGCACAAAGGTACATCGCAGCGATGGCACACATGTTTATCGGATGGTATCTGGCCGTGAAATCGTGTATAAGAATACCGGTGAGCCAGCACATGTTTGCCTTTGCTGCTCGGCACTTTCATCCAAAACTTTCCATACCGCTTACCGACCTGCCAGCCTGTCCAAATCCAGCAACCACTTTCTGAAACGATCTCGTATCGCTCATCAAATTTTTCGTTCAATTCTGGGGTGACTTTAATTTCCATAAAACTGCTCCCATAATTCTTCCGAGCCGCGCCACATAAAACTGTTTGGATTGGTCGGCACAATAGCTTTCGCAGTTTCTTTATCGCAGTGTCGCAAAAATGCCTCCATGCGTCCGATCTGTTTTTTGGCCTTGGCCAGCGTCTCGGCCACATCGCCGTCTTCGAGCATGGCAGACTTCTTGCCGCTGACGTATAGAAACTTGACCGCCATGTTGCCCTTGGCGGCGGCATAGATGCAACGCTGAAGTTGGTGTTCGGCTGACATTTTAGACGGGATGCGCCCGGTGGTTTTAAGGTCGATCACAGCGCCGTGCTGCGGAAACACCAGGTCAAGATACCCAATAACTGGAATTGACCACCCATCACCCTTCGCCGTGATGCTGATCTTTTCCTGCTTGTTCTCCTGATCTGCAAACTCTGGCTTGCCAAATTCCATCAGTTCTTCAATTGACTGCTGGATCATGGGCTGGATCATGTCGCGCTCTTTGGTCGTCGTCTCGTCGCCAATGACGAACCGCTTGTCAAACTTGTCGTGCGCCATCTGGATCGCCTCGGCCTCACTGCCGCCCATCAGCACATGCACCACGGCGTCTTCAACGCATATGCCGCGCCATGGCGCTGGCCCCATAGGTGTGCGGATGCCGTGAAGGTATTGCATGACCCACAAATCCGGGGCGTTAGTCCAGAGATTGATACTGGACGCGGACAGGTGGTCAATGCCGTGTTTTGTAAAACCGTCAGTCACATCATTTCCCTTACAAGATAGCAGAACGCTTCAAACGTCAGTTCTGCTTGGTGGTCACACCGGCACTCGCTGCCGAAAGCTGCGTAGAGCGCCGTGAAAGGCACCACGACGCGGATTTCTTGGCGGTCATACTTATAGATCACGCAGGGCAGCTTGCCGGTCACAGCGCACGCGCGCTCGACTTGCCGCCACCATTGCGGCTGGCACCCGTTGCCCTTGGCGTATCGCTTCAATTCTAGCGTGAACGGAAAGTCAGGATCGTCGGGGATCAAATCGCCGTGATCGGCTGCGCGGTATTGCTCCAGATCGCGCTTAAAGCTGACGCCGAGTTCGTCGTGCAGCATCTTGGCGACGGTCCGCTCAAACTCTGCGCCTTTGGTGCGGCTATTAACCATGATCGTCAGCCTTCATGACTTTTTCCATGACAGCAAACCTGGCGTACACACTGACTGGCAGGCCAAGCCGCAATGCAGCGCGCTTGATTTCGTCAAGCTGCTGCTGCGTTACTTTAATCCTGATCTGTTGCTCATAGTCCATTGCAGAACCTCAGTTGCATTTGGGTGCAGATTAGGTGTTGACTTGGTGCATGTCAAGCGTCTAGGTTTTAGCCATCCGCTTCGCAGCGGGGCGATGTTACCAGACTAACGGCGTCACACCGTATCGCCCCAAGCAAAGCGCCCCGGCGGCTGAAACCAAAGACACGAACGCCGCCGGGGGATAGATTAACAGGAGAATCCAGATGACAAACTCAATGACCACTCACCACCTTGCAATCAAAGCCGCTGTGCAGCGCATGGAAGCTGCTCTGGTGCGCGAACAAGCTGCCCGCGCGGCGTATCAAGTGCCAAGCGACAAAGACCGGATTGAAAGCGCCATGATCTCGCGGCGGTCTGCATACCAAGACATCAAAGAAGCCGTCGATGCGCTGATTGATGGTGGCCTGTGATGAGCCTGCACAGACTAATAGCATTCGGGTCCGACCCAAACGTATACTTCCAGCCGACTTCGGAAGAAATGCAGGCTGCGCTCACGCAGCTTCGCACGGCGCGCAAGGCGCTTTACCGCGTAGATTACTGGATGGATACAGACCAAGAAATACTAGACGCCATGAGCGGCGACGAACTGGCAGATCACGACCGTTTGCGCAGTATCGTAAAAGAGGGATTGGAGGCTTTAGAATGACCTTCTGGACCATCATGATCCTGACATTCACTGTCCCCGGCCACGGCGAGATGCAGTCGGCGCTGCTCTATCCAAGCGCGGAGGCCTGCGGAGAGGCGCTGCCAGAGGTGTATGAAACCATCCGGGCACACTACCCTGATAGCATGGCTCAGTGCCGCCCTACGCGGCTCCTGAGCGCGTCACCGAGGCCCAAGGCGAGAGGAGAAATCAAATGAAAGCCAATGAACTGAAAACCATCTTGGACGCCCACGAACTGTGGCTCAAAGGTGAAGGTGGTAGCCTTGCCTACCTTCGGGGTGCCAACCTTCGGGGTGCCTACCTTGCGGGTGCCAACCTTCGGGGTGCCTACCTTGCGGGTGCCAACCTTCGGGGTGCCTACCTTGCGGGTGCCGACCTTCGGGGTGCCCACCTTCGGGGTGCCCACCTTCGGGGTGCCGACCTTCGGGGTGCCCACCTTGAGGGTGCCAACCTTCGGGGTGCTGACCTACTCTGTGTAGGCAACATGTTTGAAATCTGCACCATGCAGGTCAAAACTTGGGCCATCGGATACACAGCCGACACTTTGCAGATCGGATGCCAGCGTCACCCCATTGAAAAATGGCGCAAGTGGAACACCCCGGCGGGACGTAAGTGGATCGAAAGTATGGATGATGAGGCTCTTGAATGGGCTGACCGCAACCTTGCGCTGGTGCTGGCCTTGATTGATGCCAATCCAGCGGAACCTACAGGACATGAGGAGAAGGTCAATGACTGACCAACCAGACCCCGCCGCGCTGGTGAAGCGGTTGCGAGACATGCAGGGAGGTTTTGCGCCAGATGAGGCGTTGGAAGCCGCCGACCGCATCGAGGAACTTGAGGCCGCGCTACATCGGTTGGAAAACCCGTCTCGGAAAGAGTGGCTGGCCTTTATGGAAGCAGCAACCAGAAACGTTCCGTTTGATGGCCCGTGGGATGATTTTGACTTAGCCAATGGCATCCGCGCTGCCCGCCGCACCACCCTCGCAGAACTGAAAGGAGAGACCAATGAATAAAAACGCACCACCAATCTACATGCCACGCCCGAGGCGCAATGACCTCGGCACCAAGCAGCGCATCGCCGTGGCGCAGTCATGTGCTGACCGATTTCGCAAAGACGTAAAAGTCAGCTTGGACACACCACCCTGGGAGAAGACAGATGGGCAAAAAAGAAGCAGCCGCCGCGCTTGATCGGCTAGAACGCAAGGCCGAAATGCTGCGCTTAGAAGCCAAGCAGCGCGACCGACACAACATGACACAGCACATGGAAGAGATGCTGTCACTGATCCAAATTATTAAGAGAAACCAAGATGCCTGACATTCAAGATATTTACCGCAAGTGCTTGCAAACAGTCGCGCCGGTCGAAAACATGCGAATGCGGCAAAACATGGGCCGATCAAGCGCAGAGGACCGAGCGCAAACGATGGACATCGCGGTCATTGAAATGCTCAACCGCATGGGCGAGGCGACCGTTGATGACCTGTCGCACAAGCTGAAAATGAAACGAGCCGCCGTGATTGGCCACCTGAACCGGCTGCTAAGACATGAAGAAGTAATGGCTGAAAGGCCAGGTGACCATCGTATGCCGACGATTTGGAAGGTTAGAAAATAACGCGGTGGCGGCTGATCTCGCCGCGCTCTTTGTGATACGTCACAGACTGCATTTCAGATTTTCCAGAATAAGCGTGTGACGCCGCATAGGCGTCTCGCGCACTCACAGCCCGCAACTGCTCTACCTGCACGCCGCCCACATCCTGAAGTCGGCTATGATGCAAATGCCCGGTGAAATAATACCGGTGCCGCGTAGCGCCCCACATCTCCGGCCACTGGTCGGCTAGGTGCATCACCAGCCGCTCGGCTTTCGCCTTGTCGCCGTGCTGCGATGCAATCAGGCATTGCCCGAATTGATAGACGAAAAACTCGCCGGGATGCTTTTGAACTGTAATCCGGGGCGTGTCTTTATACCGCTCAGCTAGAGCAAACATGACCGCCATATAAGCAGTTGGGTCATGGTTACCCCTTTGGATAACTATGCTCACCTTGTCATGCTTTTGAGCGGCCAATTCCGCCGCGCAGGCCATCGCATAGATCGCCGCGTCGAGCGTCTTGTGGTGCCGCGTGTCCACGTCCAGAACGTGCTTGCTTGCTGGCGTCATGTTGGTTTGGTCATTAGCGTGAAGCAGATCGCCCAAGGCAATCACAACAGCCTCACAGGACGCCGGAGAGGCTGCTACACACTCGCTAATGCCAGACTTGATGCGCTGCACCGCAATATCTGTGTCGTAATCCTCGCCAGTCTCCTCGCCCCATGAGCGCATTCCGATGTGTGCGTCGGGGATTGGATAGACTGTGAGCAGATCGCTGTCATTCGGACCGATAGGCGCAGGTAGCGGCTCAATCGCTGGTAGGTCTGAAAAATATTCTTTGATCTCTGCCAAAACGTCTCGGCTGCTATCATCAACCGGCATCTTGAAATATAGACTAGCCTCATCCGTCTTGATCCAACCTGAATGCAAAATGCCTGCGTCCTGCATTCCGGCGCTGTTCATGGCTTGCTTTACAGCCGGGTCAGCATTCAAATGCTTTTGGGCTTGCTTCAATCGCTCTTGCAAAGTTGATCTAGCAATCCCAAGTGCTTTTGCGGCCTTGTTCTGGCCTCCATATTTTTGAACCGCGTCAAGCGCCTCTTGCTGCTTCGGTGTCATTAGAAATACCTCAACCAGCTTTGATGGCAATGATGACGCCCCATAATGCCGACAAGAGGTGACCACCCGCGCTCTAAACGCTTATTCCAAGCGTGCGCGCACCAAGAACAGTTGCGGCCTGTTAACCTGTTGTGTGTGATACGAGATATGTCGTCTATCCACCGCATAGCTTTTCTTGCGTCTCATTATACACCAAAATGTCACGCAAGAGAATACTATCGTTTTCTGACAAATACTTAACGACTTCTTTACTATCAAAGTATAGCGGCGAGGCGAGGTCGCAGTAGTTACCGCTTGTCGTCGTCTGAGCGCAGCCAGCGTTCAGCGCGAGAGGCAAGATCAATATCATCCCATATTTCATCTCTGACCTCCTTCTGGGTCTTCATGGCGTCTAAGTTGTCGCGTGACAACTTATTACGCTCGGCTTCTGCCCCGTCTGCTTTTCCTCGCCAGTAGATGCCTAATAGAGCGAGAACGAATGCCAGCCCAGCGGCGGCGTAGAGTTGCAGTTTGCCTAGCATTTACCGCCACCCATCGCTCCACGCTTTCAGACGTTCGCGCATGATGAATAGGCCAGCAAGCACAACCAGACCAGCAAAGCCAAGAACGATATACTGCGCATATTGATCTAGCCCCGATATTGCGCTGACCGCTGCTCCCGCACCGCTTGCCATCGTCACAGCGGATGCTTGTACCGTCTTAGATTGTGTGGGCTTTGTGCGCGGCTTGGGCGGCTCATCGCCAGTTGTCCAAGCTTCAACAGGATAGGCATTGCGATCTAGTTCAAAGTGAGGGCCGTCTTTCAAGGTGCGCCAGCGGCCACCCCAGACGATCTTGACGCCCTCTTGTGCCGCTGCATGTTCAACCGCCGGGCCAAGCTGGTCATACAATAGCCATGCAAATGCCGCCTTGCCGTCTGGGCCGATTGGCAGAAGATCCACTGCATGGCCAGTAATGTGGCGGCTGTTCATCGTTTGGGACGCGCCAGAGGCAACCAGTTCTTTCTGTCGTTCTTTCGTGCGCAGACCCTCAATGACGATGAAGTCTAGTGGGCTTTCCTGCAAGGCGCGGTCAATAACACGACGCAAATCTGGGTGGATGCCTTTCAGGTTTTGCAGACTGCGGTTGGAATAGCGCCTCATTTCCCCACCTTGCCGATCAGTTGCTTTATATCGCTCTGAATTTCCGCAAGAATATCATGGATGCGCTGCCGGTCTTCCTTGGCTGCGTCAAGGTCTTCCTTGCGCTGGTGCCAGAGGCGCTTGATCTCTTTCTCGTTCTGTAAGCCCTTGCTTTCCAAGCGCACCAGCCAGACGAGAAACGCCACCGCTCCGGCGATGACTTTCCAACCTTCTTGCATCCATTCTGGCATCAGTCACCGTCCCTCAGCTTCCTTGCAGTGCGAAAATTACTTGCCGCCACAATAGCATAAACCGCAGCGCAGACCCAGATGCCTTCCTCGGCCCAAGTGACGCCAGAGAGGAGCAGAATGGTCGGCGGGGCGATGGCAATAAGCAGCTTGAAGACGTACCACTCATCGCCAAACTCTTTCATCGCCCACCGCATCACCGGGTTTAGTTCAACACCGCCGCGCTTGAGAACGAGGTTTGTACTAACGATGTCGAGTATGTTAGCGATGAGGTAGGCGATGAGGGCGTAGGTCATTACCAAGGCACCCCCGACACAGTCGCCGGAGCCTTCTGCTCTTCGATCTGGGCTGCGAGGTTGGCTTCCGTTTCGGCTTTGTCCACAGACGCATGGACCCACACCAAGACATCCGCCTCGGTCAGTTGGTCAAACGGTACGAAGCCCGGTGCGTCAGGGTCAGGGGTAAAACCAGCCGTGCCGTAGCTTGAGGCTGTGTACTCGCCGTCTTCTGCAACGCACCGCCAGTGGGCTATGGTCACTCCCCCTGTGTCTGTTTGGCGTTCCAGTTCAGCGATGGTCCAGTTGTAGGTGGTCATTAGTTTGCTCCTTCGAGTTCAGCTACCCGCTTACGCAGGTCTTGGATTTCTTTGACAAGCATCGGGACCAGTTTGCTGTAGTCCACGGCCCACATGTCGTCTTCGGTCTCGCCCTTGGTGACAGCTTCGGGGGCTACCGTGTCCAACTCCTGAGCAATCATGCC